CGTAACCTTGAATTACTCGTAGATTCTCTTAAAGCAGAAGTCTACTCCGACACTCAAAGTTATCTCAACTATGATGAGGTAAAGAGTGGACTACACGACTACGATGAAATCTTTGAGGACGATGATGGATACCCCGACTAACAGAGCAAGGAAACTTGTAAAACTCCTTGAACGTCTTGTAAAGCAAGAGCACCTTTACACTACAGAAAAAATTATTGAAATGAAAGCACAACTGCGTCTTGTAAAAGAAGAACTTGCAGAACTAGAAGCAAAAACATCAAAAGGATTTGGAAAGAAATGACCGTAAAACTCATCAGTGTAACACCAGATGCAGAAAAAACAATGGCGTATGTTGCTAGAGTTAGCAACCCTGCGAATCAAGACAACGAAAACTATTCCAAGTTGCTTGCTTATTGTATTAAGCATAATCATTGGTCTGTTTTTGAGCAGTCTTTTATGACTCTTGAGATCGAAACCAATCGTGGTATCGCCGCTCAAATCCTGCGTCATAGATCTTTCACATATCAAGAATTTTCGCAACGCTATGCGGATTCTTCTTTGTTGAGTGACTATATTCCTGTACCCGATCTTCGTCGTCAAGATACCAAGAATCGTCAAAATTCTATTGATGACATTGGACAGTATGAGAAACTGACTCTTCAAAGCAAGATTCAGGAGCATTTTGCGGAGGGTATGCGACTCTACAAGGAACTTCTTGCTCATGGAGTAGCAAAAGAGTGTGCTCGCTTTGTACTGCCTCTGGCGATTCCCACACGCATTTACATGAGTGGTTCATGTCGCTCATGGATCCATTACATCACTCTTCGTTCTGCTAATGGAACACAGCAAGAACACATGGATATCGCTCTAGAGTGTAAGAAAATATTTTCCGAACAGTTTCCAGCAGTAGCAGAAGCTCTTGAGTGGGTCTAAATAAATTATCTTGAATTCATAACTTTATGGCGATTTATCCAGTTATTCATGTAGAAACAGGCGAAAAAAAGGTCGTTGAAATGAGTGTAAACGACATTATGCAATGGTATAAGGACAATCCTAAATGGAAAAGGGATTGGTCTGAGGGATGTGCAACTCCAGGAGAGGTTGGTGAGTGGAAAGATAAACTTGTCGCAAAAAATCCTGGATGGAATGACGTTCTTGGAAAAGCATCAAAAGCACCTGGTTCTCACGTTAAAAAAATCTAATGGCAAGAAGAAAAAGAGGTAACATTGACCAACCAATTGGAGTTGGTCTGACTGCAAAGCAGATGAAAAGAAAAAAACCTTTAAGTTCTGATTATTTGGTTGAAATTGATCCATTAACTGACAATCAGAAACGTCTTTTTGATTCTTATGTTGAGGGTAAACATCTTGTAGCATATGGTTGTGCTGGAACAGGTAAGACCTTTATTACACTTTATAATGCACTTCAAGACGTTCTTGATGAAAGAACTCCTTATGAAAAAGTATACATTGTTCGTTCATTAGTTGCAACCAGAGAAATTGGATTTCTTCCTGGTTCTCATGATGATAAGGCAGATATTTACCAGATTCCTTATAAGAATATGGTGAAATATATGTTCCAGATGCCTAGTGACGCAGATTTTGAGATGCTTTATGGGAATCTCAAATCACAAGAAACTATCAAGTTCTGGTCAACTTCATTCCTTCGTGGAACTACACTTGATAATTCTATTGTTATTGTTGATGAATTTCAAAATCTAAATTTCCACGAACTTGACTCTATTATCACTCGCGTTGGTGAAAATACAAGAATTTGTTTTTGTGGCGATGCATCACAATCCGATTTACAAAAAACAAATGAAAGAAATGGAATTGTTGATTTTATGAGTGTATTGCGTAAAATGACATCTTTTGATATAATTGAATTTGGTGTAGAAGACATTGTTCGTTCTGGACTTGTTAAAGAATACATTATGGCTAAAATGGAAGCAGGTTTTTAATGTTCAAGCATATTGATGTGACGCTCCCCGAACTTGAAAGGGAGACTATAGATGGTGTACGTTATTATAAAGTTCCTGATGATGAAGAACTTCTCCGACTGGTCTCCATCACTTCGGTGATCAGTCATTTTAATAAAGAAATCTTTATCAATTGGCGCAAAAAAGTTGGTGAAGAGGAGGCAGAGAGGATTACAAAAGCGGCAACAAGTCGTGGAACTGATATGCACACACTTGTAGAGAACTATCTTTATAATCGTGACCTGCCCCCAGTTCAACCTCTTTCAGACTTTCTATTCAAGATCTCAAAAACAGAACTCAATCGCATAAATAATATTTATGCCCTTGAAGGGTCCCTATATAGTAAGCAACTAGGTATTGCTGGGACTGTTGATTGTATCGCTGAATATGACGGCGAGTTAGCAATAATCGATTTTAAGACTTCTAAAAAACCAAAACCACGCGAGTGGATTGAACACTACTTTGTTCAATGTATGGCATATGGGTGTATGTTATACGAACTGACTGGTATTTCAGTCAAAAAACTTGTAATCATTATGTCTTGTGAAAATGGAGAATGCGTCGTTTATGAAGAAAGAGACAAATCAAAATACATCAAACTTCTCACAGAATACATTAGAAAGTTTGTTAGAGATAAACTGGAACTCTATGGAACCAAATAAAGAACTAGAACAGGCAATTGAAAATAAGTTTTTAACTCCCTCCAAGTTTGCTCTTGAGATTGAAAAGATTGTTGCAGAAGAAAATTTGAACTATATCGATGCTATCTGTCATTATTGTGAAATTAATAGTCTTGAGGTAGAATCGGTAACGAAGCTTATTTCAAAACCTTTGAAAGAGAGATTAAAGTGGGACGCAACTCGTCTTAACTTTATGAAGAAAACTTCTAGAGCACGACTTCCATTATGAGTCCATTTGAGACATATCAAACTTATCTTTCGATGAAAAGTCATTTTACGAATAGTAAATATGACTTTTTTAAGTATGGAGGTAAGTCAAGAGCAACAATGACTTCTTTTAATAAAAGAAAAGACAAGTACTGGTTCGAAAAGACATCAAGAAAATATAGTGATAAAGAAATCGTAGATTTTTTACTTTCAAACTTTGTATCCGCAGACAACCCGAGCAATTTATGGATTGGAGAAATTATCAATTCTGGAGAAAGAACTTACGCAGATTGGATGAAACGACAGCAGAGTTTGACTTACTTATTCAAAGAACAAAGCAGCGAATTGTTCTCGGAGACAAAATTAGACGATGCCTTGAACTGTTCCAAAGGTCATCCACCCGTTCTTAAAAAATTCCTGAGCGGGAAGATTTGCCTTGAAACCCTAGTGATCTACGATAAAATATTCCTGTTCGGGAAAACGTTTGATAAGAAACTTTTGGACCCGGTGTGGGAAACCGTCAGTCTCAAAATTAAGAAGTACAATCCATTTCTAAATATTGACGTATTCCAATTTAAACGCATCTTACGGGAAATTATAGATGAATAACTTCTTTGACTCTGATATTATTCAAGATGAACTGAAAGAAATCAACAAGTTACAAGAAGAAATCTACGGAAGCATTCTGACTTTCGGTGTGATGCCCCGTGAGACCAAACTGGAACACATTGAAAAACTTGAGCTCTTGCTAGAAAAGCAGAGAGTGATGTATACTAGGTTATCCCTTTCAGACGACCCCGAAGCGGTTGAGATGAAAGAGAACCTACGCAAGTCAGTTGCCCTGATGGGTTTCCCACCAGAGACTGATATGCAAGTTTTATTCAGTAGTATGAACAAGACAATCGAATCTCTCAAGAAATATATTGACCGTTGAGAGAAACTCTGTTATACTATCCGAGTAATCCCCCGAATCCAAACTATCCGAGGTAATCCAAATGTCTTTCGCAGACCTTAAAAAACAATCGAAACTGGGCTCTCTGACTGCCAAACTGGTCAAAGAAGTCGAAAAAATGAATACTAGCAGCGGTTCTAGTGATGACCGCCTGTGGAAATTGGATGTAGATAAGAGCGGCAATGGTTATGCCGTGATCCGTTTCCTCCCTGCTCCTAACGGTGAAGACCTGCCGTTCGTGAAACTCTACAGTCACGCATTCCAAGGTCCTGGTGGTTGGTACATTGAGAATTCACTGACCACTCTAAGTCAGAAGGATCCTGTGTCGGAACTGAACTCCGAACTTTGGAACAACGGTACTGACGCTGGTAAGGAATTGGCACGTAAGCAGAAGCGTAAACTGACCTATGTGTCCAACATCTACGTGGTGAAGGATCCTGCAAACCCCGCCAACGAAGGTAAGGTCTTCCTGTTCAAGTATGGTAAGAAAATCTTCGACAAACTGACTGCTGCGATGCAACCTGAGTTTGAAGATGAAGAAGCGATTGATCCGTTTGACTTCTGGCAGGGTGCTAACTTCAAACTGAAAGCAAAGAATGTTGCTGGTTATCGCAACTATGACTCCAGTGAGTTTGCAAAATCTGCTCCTCTTCTGGACGATGATGATGCAATGGAAGCAGTGTGGAAGAAGCAGTTCTCACTTGCCGAACTCACCGCTGCCGATCAGTTCAAGAACTATGATGAACTGAAGAAGCGTCTGGACTATGTTCTCGGCACGAAGGGCACTCCCCGTTATCAAGATCCTGAAGATCTCGATGAAGACAACACTCGTGGTTCTGTGAAGGAACTGGACGATGATCTTCGTGAGGAACTGTCTAGTCTGAAACCCACCCGTCGTGCTGCGGCACCTGTGGAGGATGAAGATGAGGATGCCTTGCAGTATTTCGCCCGCTTGGCAGAAGACTGATAAAGTGCTATAATACGGGGGAGGTCAAGGGTCTCCCCCCTTTTTTATGAAATCTGATTATTATATTGACCGTATTACAAAGAAGCAGGCAGAAGAACTTTTACTGACCTATCATTATCTCAAAGATTTTTCTAAAGGTTACCGCTCTGGATATAACTATGGTCTCTTTAAGAAAAACGATTTTTCACCTTTAAATATTGGACCTCTTTTAGGCACAATAATTTTCACTGGACTTCCTGTGCCTGAAATCGCACAAGGAGCATTTGGACTAGAACGAAATGAGCAACAAGGACTCTTTGAACTTTCACGACTTTGCATACACCCTGAAACCCAACACAGCGAACATAATATCACTTCTTGGTTTGTTTCAAGAGCGATTAGACAGTTACGGAAGGATACTGAAGTTAAAGCAATCATCTCTTACGCTGATAGTGATTTCCATAATGGTACAATCTATCGGGCTTGTAACTTTAAATATTGCGGACTTTCAGACCCAAAGAAAGATTTCTACTATGCAGACGGAACTAAACATTCTAGAGGCAAAGTAAAAGGTGCTGAGGGAGAATGGAAAGACCGATCCCGCAAGCACCGTTATGTGATGATATTTGATAAAAATTTGGAACTATTATGGTAAGGTATTACGTGTATTTTCAGTTTTAATTAGTTTGTTATCTCTATATTGTGATGACTTATCGTAAGTCATGATAGATCTAAAGTCATTTAAAAACTGTTGTAAATATTCTTTTTTCAAAACATAAATTGATCTTTTCTTATCATTTTTTATAGTTTCGTATTCGTAGTTAGTAACCCCAATCACTGGATTAATTGTTAATGATGGATTATTTGGATCTGGAATAATAAAATTACTATCAACAACCTTACCAGCTGGTAGAATAATTTTTTCAGAAGAATCTTTTACTTCTTTTGTTTCATAGTGATGAATATTGTTTAGAGATGTTCCGTATTTTTCTTCCGCATATCTATACAAGTGATAGTTTGAAAGTGGCCATTGATCTCTTACATTTACAATTCCTGCAGTTATAAGTACAACCCAGTCAAGGTCTGCTTTACCATAAAGTGCCTCTGCCACTAACTCTGGTCTAAAATTTTCTGGAATTTGATATTTGTTAAACAGAGTAAATACATTTTGCAAATCATCACGCAATTTTATTCTACGAAATAAATTTTTAACACGAATATATTCATCGGAGGAAACCCGACTACTTAATGGTGATTGATATTCTAAATCTGGTAATTCTCTAAAGTATCCCATCAGTAACCAACTCCAACATCTGAATCCCCATAATCTTCTGCATAAATTGGGTTTAGTTCTTGGAAAGAAAGAGATAATTTCATGTGAACTGGCGTTGCATCATCATATGTTGAATAAGTTCCAGATCCAGTATAATTTACTACCATATTTTGAAGAGCCATGGGTTTAAATTTATTTAAAAATGGATGATCTCCCGAACCTTTCCTATACACTAATTGAAAAACATTCGGTGATCTTAAAAATATTCCTTTTCCCCTACCTTCGGATGATCTCGCTGCCATATTTATTTTTAGTTCTCTAATTATTTTTTTGATAATCATACTTTCATCAGCACTTCTTGGTGCAAGATCGAATTCAAAATTAAATGATCTTAACTTTACACTTTGGAATAAGAGTTCCATATTTGGATTTAAAATTTGACCAGAAGATCTGGCCAAAATTCCTTCTAAAGATGTATTTGCTCCTAATAGATTTACTGCTTTGGATGCAAAAAATGATGATGCTAAATCTTGCCCTCCAGCATCAATAAATTTAGAGGCTTCTCCAGCTGCAGATTTAAACGTTGATAAAATTCCTTTTATATAATCTGGACTATCTATTACAGATTTTGATGCCCCAACAGCATATGCAGCTAAACTATTTAAACTATCATCTCCCCATCCAACAGAATTATTATCTTGAATGTTTTGAGGTATTGGTAAAAATATAGTTTTTAGAATTTGTTGTTTGTTTATTACTTCTGTTGACGATGGTTGAGCTGTAATAGACTGACTTTTAATTCCTGGAGCTTGATATTTTTTTATTTGAATTTCTAAAAAATCAGTTGTTTTTTCAATTTGTTTAAGTGGATACCTTAAACTTTTTTCATTTAATTGTGGTTTTGCTCTTGATGTATTTGTATTTGCTTGATCACTTGGTTTTTCTGGACTTGGACCAACTGAGGGTTGGGAAGAATTTCCTTGAGCAATCCACTCTCGACCAGCTCGTATTTGTTCTGCCGACTCTCTCTGCGCGGCCGCTGCTTCTTTATTCAATAATGATTGAAGCTGGGCATTGCTACCTGTAAACCCTCTGTCGGCACGTATGGCTTCTAAATGTTGTTGGTAGATTGGATCTGAAGATACGGCCATGCCTATTCAGCTGAGGTGTATGTTTTTAATTATTTATCCGTATTTTTGCAAAAGGTATCTGATATAAATCTTTTAACTCTGATTTATAGACTTCGTACAGTTGTCCTGGAACTTCATCCCATGTATATTGTCTGATTTTTCCTCCCCTCCAGTGAAAATTTATTCCACGAAATCCCCACGAAAAGACTTCAGTAATCGCAACTAAAGGATTTTGATCGTATTGAATATTTGAAGTTTTTGGGTTATATACAAAAACATAATATTTTCCAATTTTCGGAACTTTTCCGCTTTCTTCTATATTTTTTAGAATTTCTATCATTAAATCATCGGGATCTTCTTTTCCAATTAAATTATCAGATACTTCTCTTATACGATTAATATTATCATTAGTATCTGTATTTTCCTGTTTTCTTTCTTTTAGAGTTTTTCTTGGCATTATCGAATACCTAAATCATCCTCTGTTATGATTTTAAATTCCCAAAGACGGTCCTTACAAAAATCTTTTGCTGCCTTCCACTTTGCTTGGTTTTTTGCATATTCATAAACTTCGTAAATATAACCTTTTGTTCTTCTTTTTTGAACTTTTGGTTCGACCGTTTGCTTTTTTGGTTTAATTTCAATAATGTATTTTTTAATTTGACCGCTCGATTCTTTTACTTTGATATAAAAGTCTGGAAAATATCTATGTATTTTATTGTCTATTGGTGACCTATATGGAAGTGCTAGTTCTTCACTTCCCCATTCAAGAACATTTTCATTTAAATCACAATAGACCATAAATTTACGCTCCCACAATGACCTATAAATTATATTTGTTGGGTCTCCTTTATATTTTGATGGGTATGATGGTTGATATTTTCCCTTATATGACATCTAAATAGTGATATTAAAATACTCATATTAGGTATTTAGAGTGGTTAGTCCCAAAAAAATATCTGACTTTAAACCATTAGTTACTAATCTTGCACAAACTTCTCATTATCAGGTAATTTTTGGTGGTCTTTCTCCAAACTTAATAAAATATTTGAACACTAGGGGAGTTAACTCCACATTTGTATCTAATGAAGTTGGTCTTTTATGCTCATCAGCGTCTTTACCTGGGAGTAGTTTAGCTACTGCTGATATTAATGGAAATTTTATAGGTGTGATGGAAAAAATGGCTCACACCAGAATTTATACACAACTTGATTTGGAATTTTATGTTGACTCGGACTATAAAACTTTAAAATTTATTGAGCATTGGATGGAATATGCTGCGGGAGGATCGCCAGAAAATACTAGATCTGAAGGATACTATTTTCGCATGAGGTATCCAGAACAATATAAATGCAATCAAACTAAAATTATAAAATTCGATAAAGACTACGCTAGAGAACTTGAATATTCTTTTATTGGTATGTTTCCGATTAATCTTTCTTCAACTCCAGTTTCATACGATTCTTCTCAAATTTTAAAGGTTAACGCATCCTTTAATTTTGAAAGATATATTGTTGGACAATCATCCAGTAGATCCATTATACAAAATGTAGATAATAATAAAGGTTCTGATTTAACTACACTTCAGAAACAAGCAAAATCATCATCACCACCAGATTATTTAAGTTCAACAACCGACAAATTGATAAATGAAGTTGGCGCAGCGACGTTTGATCCAACTAAACTTGTAAGATCGACAGGGGCAAATTTTAGAAATCCCATTACTCCCGGAATTGATATTAATCGAGGTTTGTCATAATAAATAATCACAACTGAAGTTTTATGGGTTATTATGCCTTTACCAAAGATTAATACTCCAATTTATGAATTGGAATTACCATCGACTAAAAAAGCAATTAGATATAGACCTTTTTTAGTTAAAGAAGAAAAAATTCTTATCATTGCAATGGAGTCTGAGGATGAAAAACAGATTACTAATGCAATTAAAACAGTAATTGGAAACTGTATTTTATCTAAAGGAATTAAAGTAGATGATCTTTCTACTTTTGATATTGAATATTTGTTTTTAAATATTCGTGGAAAATCTGTCGGTGAGGATGTTGAAGTTTTAGTAACTTGTCCAGATGACAATGAAACTCAAGTTCCTGTTTCAATAAATTTGGATGAGATTAAAGTTTGTGCAAATCCAGATCATAAAAGAGACATTGTTTTGGGAGACAGTTTAACAATGAGGATGAGATACCCATCTCTCTCAGAGTTTATTAAATCTAACTTTACAATTGATGGTAATATTGGAGTTGATGAATCTTTCAATTTAATTTCATCCTGTATTGATACAATTTACAATGAGGAAGAATCTTGGTCTGCATCTGATTGCAGCAAAAAAGAACTAAATGAATTCATTGAGCAATTAAGTTCTAAACAATTTAAAGAAGTTGAGGCATTTTTTGAGACCATGCCTAAATTATCACATACAATTAAAGTAAAGAATCCAAACACTGGTGTTGAAAGTGAGGTAGTGCTGGAGGGATTATCCAGTTTTTTCGGATAGGAATGGCGCATACTGATCTTGCGTCACATTATAAAATTAATTTCGCCCTCATACAACACCATAAATATAGTTTGACAGAGCTTGAAAATATGATTCCTTGGGAAAAGGAAATTTATCTTACACTTTTACAACAGCATCTGGAAGAGGAAAATCTAAAGCATCAGCAAAATAGTGGTATCTAGTAAAATTTACAGAGCTCCAAGTATTTTAAATAAAAAAGGATCCACTCTTGGAGATGTTGCTCAGAGTGGTGTAAATCCTGTCACTGGTGAATATCTTTCCTCTCAACAAAGAAAGGCACTTTTTAGAAAAAGAACTGTTAGTTCTGAAAAAGTTTTTGGGAAACCTGGTGCTATTGTTAAACTAACACCATCATCAATAGCACCTGTTGGTAGTCCTGAGACATCAGAAAAGTCTAATATTGTTTCTTATGCAAAACAGCAAGGTATTTCCCCATCTGTAATCGATATTGCATCTTTATTAAAAAGAATCATTATTTTAGAAAAACAGGTATCAACATTATCAAATTTAATTTCTAAAGAAAGTGAAGAGGAAAATAAACAAGATAAGGATAGAATTAAGAGAGAAGAAAGAGAGGAGGAAAAAAGACGGAGATCTTCTAAATCATCTGGATTAGGAAAAAAAATATCCAATCTTCTTTTATCTCCAGTTGAATCAGTAGCGAAAAAGACTCAAGGAATTCTATCTACCTTGGTGGAATTTTTTACTATACTGTTTGCTGGTTGGTTGACTGATAAGGGACTTTCAGCAATAAAGTTAAATTCAGAAGGAAATATACAGGCATTAGAAGATTTAAAGAATACTGTCCTTAAAAATCTAGCAGTAGTTGGTGGTATATTTCTAGCATTGAATGGTGGAATATTCGTTGTTCTTGGAATTTTAAAATCATTGACTAAGCGTATATTGAAATTCGCGTGGAGACAAACGTTTGGTAAATTATTCAGACCCCCTACTCCTCCTGCGCCTACTCCCCCTCCTGCAGGAGGTGGTGGTGCGGCTGCCGGTGCAGGTGGTGGTGCGGCTGCTGGTGCAGGTGGTGGAGCGAGTGCCGCTACAAGTGGATTATCAAAAGGTCAACAAGCTGCTAAACTTAAATTAGCTCAAGAAGTAGTTGATAAAGGATTAAAGGCAAAAGGTGCAATGATTGGTGGAAAATACATTTCAGTGGATGCAACTGAAGCTAAAAAATTACTTCAAAAACCAAATATTTTCCAAAGAATGTTTCAAGGAGTTGGAAATCTGACTCAAGGTGCAGTTGATAAAATAAAAGGTATAGGAGATTCTGCAAAAAATAAAATTTTAGAATTTCTTGGTAATAAAATTAAGCCATTGCTTGAACCAATGTTGAATTCAATAAAATCAATATCGGGGAAAGTTTTTGGAACATTAGAAAAACTACCTGGATTTAAACAAGTCTCCGCATTTTTAAAAAAACAAGGAATAAAAGGTCTTGGAGATGCTGCTGGAATAGCAAAAAAAGTTGGAGCAAAGGGTATTCCAGTTATTGGTGGACTGATAAATCTTGCTTTTGCATATGATAGATTGGCGAATGGAGATACTGTTGGAGCTGGATTGGAGGCGTTATCTGGATTACTGGATTTGTCTGCGTTAGTTGGATTTGCTCCGGGGCCAGGAATTTCTTTAGGACTTGATGCATTTTTATTCGCAAGAGACTTTATTCCATCTATTAAGCAAGGAGAAGAGTCGTTACTTAAGTCTCTTGGATTATCTGGAATAATGGGAATGGCTAATAAAATCGGATCAAAACTTCCGAATATAGGTGAAATTGCAAAAATGGTCAATGGTGGTAAAAAACCAGAACAACCAAAAGCATCTGAAACATCTGGAACAGGATCTGAAAATCCAGAAATCGAAAGAAGTAGTCCTACACCCATTGGGTCACAATCACCAGCAGCACCATCATCGGCGTTAGCACCAATGCCACAAATATCACCACTTTCAGATTCGTCGTTTATTCCATCTCAAAGTTCGGCTGCTCCACCTCAAATTATTTATAGAAGAATTAAATCTGGACAAGGTGGGCAAGGGGCTCAGTTAGAATCTGGATCAGCAACAGAAGTTCCATTTATCTCCTCTTCTAATCCTGATAATTTTTATACATTATATTCTCAAGTAAATTATAATGTGGTGATGTAAAATGATAAAATCATCAATTAACATAAAAACTTCTTTTTTTAATGTAACTAAGAGTGCTATTGGGAGTTCCTCTAATATTTTGAAAAAAGCGATTTTAAAACGAACAAAAGTAAAAAAAGAAAAAATTGCTAGATCAAAACTTTTTGATGTAAAAAAAGCGGAAAGAAAAAAAAGAGAAGAAAAAGAAGATTTATTGGAAAATAAATCAAAGGTTGAAACGCAAGGTCCACTTAGTAAAGTTTCTTCTACAGCTAAAAACTTTTTAGAAAGTATTTTAGATTTTCTTGGAATTTTATTGATAGGGTGGGCAGTTAATAATTTACCAAATATTATTAAAATGGTTGAAAATTTGATATCTAGAATCAACTTGTTATTTCAAGGTTTAAAAAATTTTATAGAAAATATTACAAAGTGGTTTAAAGGAATTTTTGGACTTGTTACTGGAACTCTTGAGAACTGGAGAAATTTTGACTTTACAGATCAATCTGGAAAAATAAAAGCAGCAATGAAAGAGATGGAGGATGCTGTAAAAGGAATTGAAAAGGCGTTTGAAGATGCAAAAACTGCTGTTGGTGGTGATATGGGAGAAGTCTCCGCAGCGGGTGGTGGAAGTTTAAACGCTGCTGATGTAATAGCTGATACTCCTGAAGAAAAGGCATTCATAGCCACAGTTAGAGAATTAGAAGGAACTGGTGGATCTGGTGGATATAATACAGTTTATGGTGGCGCGGTTGTCCCAAAATTATCTCAAATGTCTCTTGGTGAATTGTATGATGCAATTAAACTTGGTGGAACGGATAGACTACCAGATAGATTAGGTGGTGGAATTATACCATTTAAAAAAGATCGATATAATTCCAGTGCATCTGGTGCGTTGCAAATTATGCCGGAAACGTTAAGGGGACTAGTGGAGAGAGGACAGTTTAAATGGGATGATACTTTTAGTCCAGAGACACAAAATAAAATGATTCTTGCTTTGGCGCGAAATGGTGGAGTAGATATTGAGAAGATGACTGATTCTCAAATGTATAAAGCGAGTAAAATATGGGCAGGTTTGGGTACATTTCATGGTCAAACAGATAGAACTTCAAGTCAATCTCTTGAGGTTTATAATCAAAATTTAAAAGAGGCAAAAAAACCTAAAGGTGCTGGAGACGGTAGAAAATCTAGAGGTGCAAATAAATCGTCAGCATATAATCAAGCTGTTACTGTGGGTAGATCTTTGTTAGATAAAGGATATAAACCATGGCAGCATCCAGACTTTAATTTGTATTCTGGATACACGGGGTCTGGTAGAGAACGTGTTATGATGAGAGGATATAGATCTTATCATAATTATGGTGAGGCATTAGATTATCCACTCTCACATAATAGCGAAGCACAATTAGATAATCTTGCTGCATTTTTCAGACAAAATAAAGCAAAACTAGGAATTGCTGAAATATTATGGAAAACAAGTGGACACTATGATCATTTACATGTCTCTTTTTCTGGTGGAGAGGGAATATCTAGACCAGTTGCTGATATACCCATGTTACAGGGTCAACAGCAGCAACAACAAATAATTATTATAGATGAAGAGAGTCAAGAAACTACAGTGATTCCAGCAGATTCTGGTGGTGGCGCTGTAATTATGAGTGGAGATTCGTTAAATAGATTTATGAGAAAAAAACTCTTATTAGAATTAGCATATACTTAAATGGCATCTGCAACAGAATCTTCAATATATGAAGAATTAATTTTAGAATCAAATGATCAAAAGAGAACAGTAGACATTAAGTTTGGAACTATTTCTGTAGATTATTATGAGGATATTTTTTCACCGACAATTACAGCAAAAATCAGAGTAGTAAACACTGGAGATACGATTGCTCCACCAGATTCTGATGGAAATCCAGATGGAAATAAACAATCAATTTATAATGGTTTACCTTTAAGGGGTGGGGAAAGATTATCACTTAAAATTCAAGATCAAGGAGTAAACGGTGAAAATCAAACAAAAAAAGGAATTGATTTCTCATCCACAATAAAAAAATATTTGTATGTATCAAGTATCTCTGATGTAATTTCAGAATCTCAAAGAGAAAGTTTTACGTTACATCTTGTTTCAAGAGAGGCGATTACAAACGAAACCACTAGGGTTGTAAAAAAATATTCAACTGATTTATCAATCGATCAATCAGTGAATTTAATTTTGAAAGATGTTTTAAAGACGGATCAGGTTAAAAATCCAGATAAGGCAATTAATAAGTATGGATTTATTGGTAATATGAAAAAACCATTTAGTGTACTTGTTTGGTTAGCATCTAAAGCTGTTCCTGAAGTTTCAAAAGATTCAACTGCCGGATTTCTTTTTTATCAAACGCAGGATGGATTTCAGTTTAGATCTGTTGATATGTTGACTAAACAAAAACCAAAAGCAACATATCGTTATAGTGATGTTGCAGAGTCAAATAATGAAAAGAATAATGATTTTAATATCTTAAATTATATTACTGATAAAAATCAAAATTTAATTGAAAAATTAAGATTGGGGACTTATGCTAGCGCCAGAGTTTATTTTGATCCATTGACTTTTAATTTTTATGGAAAAACATTTTCACTCCCAAATTATGAAAAAGCGATCAATAATTTAGGTGGTAAAAAGTTAGATCTTCCAAAATTATCTAATTCATCAAATAAAAATCTTGGCGAAATTCCCACCAGAATTTTATGTTCAGTTTTAGATGTGGGAACTTTGGAAAAAGGAGTTTCTAAAAATTATAATGCAGATCCAGCAGATTATCAGGCACAAGCAATTATGCGGTATAATGTTTTGTTTACACAAACTGTAAGTATGGTTGTTCCATGTAACACTGATTTAAGGGCTGGAGATGTAATTAAGTGTGAGTTTCCAAAAATCTCAAGAAGTGATTCTGAAGAAATTGACTCCGATCAAAGTGGACTATATATGATTAAGGAACTGTGCCATCATTTTGAACCTAATCGTTCATTCACATCAATGCAGTTAGTAAGAGATACTTTTGGTATACATAAACCATCATGATAGAAGAGTCTTTATTTAAAACTAATTTTGTAGGAAGAGATGGATTTCGCTGGTGGGTAGGACAAATTGCCCCAATAGAATCATGGGAATCCCAGGCAAATGGTGGTGGATGGGGAAGTAGATACAAAGTCCGTATCATGGGATACCACCCAGATAACGAGACTGATTTAAAAAATGAAGATCTTCCATGGGCTGGAGTTTTAATGCCCACAACAACTGGAAGTGGCGGAGCAAATCTTGGTGTTAATTCAAAATTAGCACCTGGAGATGTTGTTGTTGGTTTTTTCTTAGATGGAGATGATGGTCAAATTCCCATGATCATGGGAACTTTTGGTAGAACTGGAGATATAATCCCAAAACCATACAAAGCACCTTTTGAACCTTTTACAGGTTATACAGATAAAATAAAAAAACCAAATGGATTATTAGATTCTTCTAGTTGGAGTGAATCTGTTAGTTCTAATACAAAATCTTCAAAAACTCCAAGAAGTGTTGATCAAAAAACAGCTTCAAGACTTAATACTTCGTCAGGATCATCCACATCTACATCTACTTCTACATCTACTGCAACCACAACTTCCACAACTTCCACAACTGTAAGTCCCATATCTACACCTACAGAACCTAAAGAAATATCATCATCTTCAGCAATAGGAACTACCATTGTATTAGCAGACACTTGTGAAGATACATTAGTAAAAGGAATTTCTGCAGAAGTTAATAATCTTTTGAACAAAATTCAAAATGCTGCGACAGTATTTTTAAATATTGATAATGAATTGAATAAGTCTGTTGAAGTTATTTCATCTCTCGCAAATGGATTTGTTGGTCAAATGATGAATAAATTATATAATAAATTTGAAAAGTTACTTTCTGAGGGACTTGAATTATTATATAAAACAACCTTTGGTTCAATATTAACTTCCTCAGGGGGTAATACCGTAACAGCACATTTAGGTGCAGTTGCTGCTCAAAAAGCAATGATGAGCCCTGTTAAAATATTTGAAGATGCAATCGCTTGTATTTCCTCCAAAGTTGTAGAGGGACTGAAATCTATAGTAAAAGATTTACTAAAAGAAATCGTAAAAAATATAACAAATTTTGTTACATGTGTTGGAAATCAATTTGTAGGAGCATTTTTAAATAAAATTATAGATGATATGGTATCTGGTTTATCATCTGCTATTAGTGGACTTTCTAAAATTTTATCTCCGGCGTTTAAAGTAGCAGAATTTTTACGTAGTGGAGTTGATGTATTGAAAGCACTGGGAGGTCTTTTTGATTGTGATCAAGGTAAAGGAAAGTGTCCAGAGGTAAAAGAAATAGTAGTAGGAAAAGGTCCAAAAAAATCTGATAATGAAAAAGACTCCTTTGATAAAATATTAGAAAATATGAATGCATCAAAGGCAATAGGAAATTTAGCATCTGATTTTGAAAGGCAGTATGGAAAATGGGATATTTTCGGTGATGGAACAAAAGTATCAGGAACAAGTCAATCTTTAACTGGTGGATGTTACAGTGGACCTTGTTCCAATAATGGTGGTCCGCAAGTTAAAATTTTTGGTGGTGGAGGTAGTGGTGCTGTTGGAAAAGCACTATTGGGATCTTTTGTAAACAACGTTGATGGTCTTGGAAATGTAGTTAATGCTGCCCAAAAAACAGCTAGTGTCATTGGTGTTCAAATTGATAATCCTGGTTCTGGATATAAATTCCCACCATTTGTTGAACTAGTTGATGAGTGTGGTCAAGGATATGGTGCAATTGCTAGAGCATTGATTGATGAGAATGGGCAAGTAGCATCAATTTATATTGTCTCTCCTGGGGAAAATTATCCGGTAGAAGATTCCGATCCGTATGGAGTTTCATCCGTTGTTATTTCTGACCCTGGAAATGGATATTTACCAACTGATACTGCAGTTGATAGTTTTGGAACAGAATATGAATTAATCGTAGATTCTGGAAGAATCATTTCTGCTAAACCAATAAATAGTCAAGTTATAGATGATGTTCCTGTAATTAGTGTAATATCCGACACTGGTGATGGTGCATTATTAAGACCAGTTCTTGGAGTATTCCCCCAAGATCCACAAACAGAAGTACAACAAGTCATTGATTGTATAACATAAAATGGCAGATAGACCAAACCAAAATTGGGTAGCAAGGCAAATAGATTCTCGTGGTCCTAATTTTAGGATTGACGTTAAAAATCCCCAAATGGGATTTGATGGACCTGACTTGTATAATTTCTATAGTTGGAATGATAATAAGGATGTAAATCTAGTGGGATTTACTGAGGGTGGAACCTATAGAATTTACAACGATAGATATATTGAAATAATTGGTGGATCAAAAAGTGATGAAGATGGATCAATTGATATTAATATTGCAGGATTAAATGGCGATGTTTGTATCACCGCTGCTAGAAATGGTAGAGTTAGAATAAAAGCGAAAAATATTCAAATTGAATCTGCCGAAGACATTGATTTGAAAGCAGGGAGAAACTTAACTCTTAAAAGCGGGTCTGGAAGAATTTTAATGGATGGTAACAAGATAGATCAAAATGCATTAACAGGAAACGCAATCAAAGATACTTTTGCTATGAAAGTATTTAAAAATAGTTTTGTTGGATCTGAATTTCTTGAGACTGCGTTTAAAGCAGCAGTTCCATTTATAGGAGGATAGTAAATGTCTTCGGAAAATCTCACGTCTTTTGGACAAGAATCTTTTTTCAACGAGAAAGCAACCTTCTATAAAGGAGTTGTAGTTTATGGTGACTCTGAAGGTGTTGGAGTGTCTAATGTTGAAAAAGACGCTGTAAGTATTGCAAATAACGTTAGATCTTTGAACTTTACTGGAAACGCGGTATCGTCTGTTATTTTGGAAAATACAAACACGGCTACTGTTCGTGTTGAGATGACTACTAATATTGACGGTGGAAGACCAGATTCTGTTTATGGTGGAGTTGAATCGTTGGATGGTGGAGATATTTAAGTAAATGACGACACAAATTCAGGTTAGAAGAGGAATATCCGAAAGATGGACTTTATTAAACCCAGTTCTTGCTGAGGGTGAAATTGGTGCTGAATTAGATACTAAAAAATTTAAAATTGGTGATGGTGTTACTCCTTGGAATTCATTAACCTATGTTGTTGGTCCACAAGGAGTTCAGGGAACTACTGGATCTCAGGGAATTCAAGGACTTCAGGGAACTGATGGTGCTTATGCTTCTCAAGGATCTCAAGGTACAACTGGATCTCAAGGAACTCAAGGTATTCAAGGAATTCAGGGAATCCAGGGTATCCAAGGGATTGATGGTGCATACGCTGCTCAAGGATTTCAAGGAATTCAAGGAATTCAAGGTCCAGCTCAAGGTCTTCAGGGAACACAGGGTGTCCAGGGAATCACTGGATCTCAGGGAATTCAAGGACTTCAGGGAACTGATGGTGCTTATGCATCTCAAGGATCTCAAGGCATTCAAGGTATTCAAGGCATCCAAGGACTTCAGGGAACTGATGGTGCATATGCTGCTCAAGGATTTCAAGGTATTCAAGGCGTTCAAGGCATATCTGGACCATCAAGTCAAATAAACGCTACTGCAGTTACAACCAATTCTACTTTTTATCCAGTTTTTGTTGCTTCCGCCGGATCAAATCAAACAGCAAGCGTCAGAACAACGGCAACTGCTTTTACTTTTAATCCTAATACAAATGATTTAACTCTAGGTGGAACAATCACCGCTGGATCTCATTTACCTAGATTAAATAGTACATTTGATTTAGGATCCTCATCTATGAAGTGGTCAAGGATTTATACATCTGGTGATGCTTATGTTGGGATAGATACATCTGGAGGTGTAGTATTAACATCACCTAATGGGTCTCAATACCGACTCTTTGTTAGTAATTCTGGAACTCTAGGAACGCAATTGATATAAAGGAGTAAAGATATGGCAAGTCAGATTCAACTTAGAAGAGGATCGTCAGATGAATGGTTTGTAGCTAACCCCGTACTTGCCGATGGTGAACTTGGTGTAGAAATAGATACTTTAAAATTCAAAGTTGGTAATGGTGTTACCAATTGGAATTCTTTACCATATGCAAGTGGTATTCAAGGTGTTCAAGGTGCTCAAGGTCGCCAGGGTATTCAAGGTATTCAAGGTCTTGATGGTGCATATGCTTCTCAAGGTATTCAGGGCCCGCAGGGAATTCAAGGTCTTGATGGTGCATATGCATCGATAGGATTTCAAGGAATTCAAGGAACTCAAGGCATTCAAGGGATTCAAGGAACTGATGGTGCGTATGCATCTCAAGGATCTCAAGGAACTCAGGGTATTCAAGGTCCAGCTCAAGGACTTCAGGGGTTTCAAGGAATACAGGGCACTCAAGGTCGCCAGGGTATTCAAGGTATTCAAGGTCTTGATGGCGCGTATGCTTCTCAAGGTATTCAGGGTATTCAAGGTATTCAAGGACTACAGGGTATAGGAGCACAAGGTGTTGTAGGTGTTGGTAGCACTGGACCACAAGGTGTTCAAGGAATTCAAGGAATTCAAGGAATTCAAGGTATTCAAGGTGGACAAGGTATTCAAGGAATACAGGGTACGCAAGGACTTGATGGTGCTTATGCTTCTCAGGGATCTCAAGGTATTCAAGGTCCAATTGGACCACAAGGTACAGGAGCTCAGGGTGTTGTAGGTATTGGTAGTACTGGACCGCAGGGTGTCCAAGGAACTCAAGGGATTCAAGGAATACAGGGTATTCAAGGATCGGGATCTCAGGGTATTCAAGGTCCAATTGGACCACAAGGTACAGGAGCTCAGGGTGTTGTAGGTGTTGGTAGCACTGGACCTCAGGGTATTCAAGGACTTCAAGGCATTCAAGGGATTCAAGGAACTGATGGTGCATATGCTTCTCAGGGATCTCAAGGTATTCAAGGCGATTTTGGTATTCAGGGTATTCAAGGTCCAATTGGACCACAAGGCACAGGAGCTCAGGGTGTTGTAGGTGTTGGTAGCACTGGTTCTCAAGGTATTCAAGGACTTCAAGGAACTCAGGGTATTCAAGGTCTTGATGGTGCATATGCTAGTATTGGTAGTACAGGTGCTCAAGGAATTCAAGGTATTCAGGGTCCGCAGGGAGTTGCAGGAGAAAAAGGTACAACAGGATTTCAAGGAATTCAAGGAATTCAAGGTGTTCAGGGAATTGGAATAACTGGAGCTCAGGGGATTGCTGGTGCATATGCTTCTCAAGGTTCTCAAGGAATTGTTGGTATAGGAAGCACTGGACCGCAAGGTATTCAAGGTCTTGATGGTGCGTATGCTTCTCAAGGTTCTCAAGGTATTCAAGGCGTTCAAGGTATTCAGGGAACACAAGGCATCCAAGGTGTTCAAGGGACGCAAGGACTCCGTGGTTTTCAAGGCATTCAAGGTAGACAAGGTATTCAAGGAATACAGGGTACGCAGGGACTTGATGGAGCATATGCTAGTATTGGAAACACTGGACCTCAAGGTATTCAAGGACTTCAAGGAACTCAGGGTATTCAAGGTCTTGATGGTGCATATGCATCTCAAGGTTTTCAAGGTATTCAGGGTATTCAAGGTACTCAAGGTAGACAAGGTATTCAAGGTATTCAAGGTCTTGATGGTGCTTATGCTTCCCAAGGTTCTCAAGGTATTTTTGGAACGCAGGGTACTCAAGGTATTCAAGGATCTAATCCAGAAGCAAAAAATTTCACAGTAACCGTTGCAGACCTTAATGGAAATAACGTATTTTACATAGACAACGTTGCTGATTACAGTCTTTCATTATTCAGAGGTCAAGAATATGTTTTTGATCAAACTGATGCTTCAAACGCTGGTGATAAGATTGCAATATCTACAACTAATGATGGAATTCATAATAGTGGTGTTGCGTATACAACTGGATGGACTTATACGGGCACTGCAGGATCTACAGGAGAAGCACTATTCAGAATTCCATATGATGCACCATCAATCTTATATTTTTACTCTGAAAGCGCTGCAAATTATGGAGAGGCATTTGTAATCTATGATCTAACCGCAACATCTTTAATAGGAGCACAAGGAATTGCAGGTGCTTTTGCATCTCAGGGATCTCAAGGTACTCAAGGTACTCAAGGAACCGATGGTGCATATGCATCTGTAGGAAGTCAGGGAGCACAAGGAATTGCTGGACTGGGTGTTCAAGGATCTCAAGGTACGGATGGTGCATATGCTTCTCAGGGAGTCAGTGGGTCTCAGGGAACTCAAGGTTCTTCTGGATTTGTTGGGGTTGATGGTGCTCAAGGTGCTCAAGGAACTACTGGAATTGGAAGCACAGGCACTCAAGGTATTCAAGGCGCTCAAGGCGCTCAAGGACTTCAGGGAATTCAAGGCACTCAAGGAACTCAAGGTGTTGGAAATACTGGTTCTCAAGGATTACAGGGAATTCAAGGTCTTCCTGGATTCGGATCTCAAGGAACTTCTGGACCTCAAGGAACTTCTTTTAGTAGAACAGTAACTACAATTGATGCAACTAATGGTCAAACGGTATTTAATGTAAGTTATACTATTGGATATCTTGAAGTATTTTTGAATGGAATTAAATTATCTTCTAGCGAATTTACCGCCACTGACGGAACATCAGTTACTTTAAATGAAGGTGCTCCCCTTAATGCAAAATTAGATTTTATTTCATTCACTTCTGCTGGACCACAAGGAACTCAAGGTATCCAAGGTTCTCCAGGAGCTGGATCTCAGGGTGCTGATGGTGCATACGCATCTCAAGGATCTCAAGGTATTCAAGGAAATCTAGGAGTACAAGGAACCACAGGAGCTGGAACCCAGGGTGCTCAAGGTATTCAAGGACTTCAAGGAATACAAGGAATTCAAGGCATTCAGGGTCTTAATGGTGCATATGCATCACAAGGTATTCAAGGTAGACAAGGAATTCAGGGAACCTATGGTTCTTCTGCTTGGACGCCAGTATTTTCCGGAATTGCATTGACGGACGGAAGAAATTTTGTAAAAACTTCTGCAGTCACGGGATTTACCGCACAAGTTTATTCTGCTGAAGGATTTACAAGATCTGTATATACTAGTGCTCAAGCTAATGATGAAAGTTCAATATTGTACTTTGGATTGAACGAAAATCCATCTACATCTGTTAATGAATCTACAATAGACTATGCATTTTCATTAAATGCTGGAAGTTTAGAAATATACGAAAACGGATCATTGATTTCTGCTGTTGGTTCTTATACCACAAACGCCAGATTTGCTATAATCTATGATGGGGTTGATATTGTTTATTACTTAAATGATGTTGGAGTAAGAACAACATCAAGATCTATAGGAAATGCACTACACTTTGATAGTTCTTTCTATAATCCTGGTGCTACATTGAAAAATGTGACATTTGGGGTTTCTGGTGAAGTAGGTATTCAAGGTGCTCAAGGAATTCAAGGTGGTCAAGGACTAAATGGTGTTTTTGGTGGACAAGGTACTCAAGGAATTCAAGGCATTCAGGGTCTTAATGGTGCATATGCATCACAAGGTATTCAAGGTAGACAAGGAATTCAGGGAACCACTGGATCTCAAGGTATTCAAGGTGTCCAAGGAACCACAGGATCTCAAGGAATCCAAGGAATTCAGGGTATTCAAGGCACTATTGGAACTCAAGGAACCACTGGTACTCAAGGTTCTCAAGGTATTCTAGGAATTCAGGGAATTCAAGGTACTCAAGGTCTTGATGGTGCTTATGCTTCTCAAGGAATTCAAGGAGCACAGGGAATTCAAGGAAATCTAGGAGTACAAGGAATTCAAGGAATCCAAGGGTCACAGGGTGTTCAAGGAACTCAAGGGATTCAAGGAATACAGGGTATTCAAGGATCGGGATCTCAAGGTATTCAAGGTCTTGATGGCGCTTACGCTTCTCAAGGGACTCAAGGATCACAGGGAATTCAGGGAATTCAAGGAATTCAAGGACTTGGATTTCAAGGTATTCAAGGTCTTGATGGTGCGTATGCTTCTCAAGGTTCTCAAGGTACAACGGGAACTCAAGGAACCACAGGATCTCAAGGAACCCAAGGTATTCAAGGATCTGCTGGAAATTGGGGAGGCATAACCTTTGATTACACTTTTGACAGTAGTATTACAGCAACAGATCCTGGTGCAGGTAATCTAAGATTTAATGCTACTATAATAGGAAATGCAAATCGTCTTTATATTTCTGATCAAGATGATACTGCTACTAATTTAGATTCAATTTTTTCAAACATACTTAATGTTAATAATATACCAAAAGGTTATGTTAGAATTTCAAATCTAGATAATCCAAGTAATTACGCTCTGTTTAGTATTGATTCGCTAAGTTCTGATAATGGAACTTGGTATAATATAGTTATTACAAATATTGTAGCGAGTGTAAACACATTTTCAAATACAAATGTTTTAGTTTCATTTACTGAAAATGGAGCTCAAGGAATTCAAGGAATTACTGGAGTTAATGGTTCTCAGGGAATTCAAGGAATTCAAGGACCAGCTTTTACATCACCTCCAGACGACAATGGATATGGTACATTTAACGTTGGAATTAATACTTCTAAGTATATTCCCGTAACTGGTGGAAATGGATCTATTGTTGTTACTGATTCTACCGGTCCTGGAATAGGACATTCATTCCCAAGTACTTCTGGATACAGATACATAATCGAATCTATTCATGTAACAAATAAATCTCAGGGAGATTTGTACATTTCTGGTAGACATGATTTCAATGGTGGATCGAATGTTCCAATTGCAAATAGAATTTTAGTTCCATATGAGTCTTCGATAGAACTTTTGGAACAACCTCATATTGCTAATCCACGAGACATAATCAGATTGCAAGCTTTGTCTTCTTCATCATCTAATGCGACTGGACATGATGGTGGAATTGATGCATTTATAGCAATTGCCTCTAAAGATGATACTGACTTTTTTGGAGTTGGAAAACTAATCACTTCCGCCGCAAATGGAACAGAAGTATATACATCCTCATCTTATCCAGCGATAATACAATCGATATATGTTACAAACTATAGCAATACGTCTGATGTCGATCTATCGCTATCAGTTTTTAGAGGTGGAACAATAGGAAGTATTATTACTACTGGGATTAGGGTTGGATATCTTGCATATAAACTAACAATACCTAAAAATAGCACTGTAGAACTTATCCAAAGGCCAAAACATTTAAATCATGGCGATACCTTACTAGCTCAATCTTCAACATCTTCCTCTTTAGCCATAACAGTTTCCGGAAAAACAGTAACTTAGTCAATCCATATGTGTTATAATTAGTTATGTATGATTTCACAGAAATATGACCTCGGTTCTAATTGCTATACCTTGTTATGGTGGAATTGTTAGTGACAAAACAGTTCAAGGTGTATTTAAACTTGGGAAAGAACTACTGAAAAATGGTATAGATCATGGATTTTTGACCATTGCTAATGAATCTTTGGTTACTAAAGCAAGATCACGTATATCAAACTTTTTTATTAATAGTACGGAATATGAAAAAATTTTATTCATAGACTCCGACATAGGATTTTTTGAGGAAGATGCTTTAAAACTTATTCTCTCTGATAAAAATATCACATGTGGCGCATATCCAATGAAAGGACTGCCATTAAGATACAATTATAATATTATAGAACCTCCAGTTACTGAAGATGGTTTAATTCAAATTGCAAGTATTGGATTTGGATTTTGTTGTATTAAAAGGCAAGTGTTTGTAGATATACAAAAAGTTTATGGTGAAGAATTAAAATACTATCCACCACTAAATAATTCAACTCGTCCACCATCAGAAAAAGAATATCATAATTCATATCACTATTTTTTGGAATTAAAAAAAGATATGTGTTTTCTGCCAGAAGATTTTTCTTTTTTTGAAAGAGCAACAAATGTTGGACATAAATCTTGGCTAGATCCAACCATTCAGTTGTGCCATGTTGGATCTCACGTGTATCAAAAGGAATAAATCTAAATGGCTATCATACCTGCTATTTCTAGCACATCCCCCTCAAACAACAAGGCTAGAATTTTTGGTGGAGTTTTTAGTCTTAAAAAAGTTTACAGAAGAACTACTGATAGTGAATATCAAAATGCCTTTGTAAGAGCTCAAATACCAAAAAAATATTCAGATATTTCATATACCTCTGGAGGATATCAAGGATCATCAGCTACTCAATCATCATTTGAAAGTGGAAATAAAATTATAAGTTCAATTTATAGAGTTGATACATCTTCAACAACTTTATCAAGAATTCCATCAAACCTAGTTAATACTTCATCAGCACCTGCTGCTTTTGTATCTGGACAGAATCCATCCACTAAACCTTTACCATTGAGTTCGGGAATGGCTGATCATCATGGTATATCAGATTATACAAATGGATATTTTTTGGGTGGAATTTTTTATGGAACTCGTCCAGGCAAGGACACACTTACATCTGCTTCATTGGTGTTTGGGATAGGGACTAAATTTCAATTTTCTAACGAGACATCTTCTAATGATTCTTCACTAGATTCTATTTTCAGAAGAGGAGGTTCCGTGGCGATGGGAGGATCTGCAGTTTTTACGTCAAGATCTGTAAATTATGCCTTTTTTTGTGGTGGGTCAAGAAGTGATATTGTTGGAACAGGTTTTTTATCGCCAGGTATTAGTAGAGATTGGGCATCTGGTTCACCATTTGCAGAATTTCACCGACCCGACATAGCTAGATTTGACTTCAGTAGTGGTGGTTGGGATACCTCACTTAGTTTTTCAAGTGGTGGTGGATTAAATATATCCAGGTCTGGATCTAGTAGTGTTTGTGATGATACGAATCAATATGGATACGTTGCTGGTGGAGCCTCAGGTCCAACAATCTTGGGTCAAATAAATCAGGTATATACCAATATAATTGTTGGTTCCATATTGAGATTTGATTTGCAGACAAATGTAACCGATGTATTATCAAATAACATTGATTCCCTAATGGATGGTGCTAGTATAACTGATGATACTCAAGGTTATGGTTATTTTTATGGTGGCGCGAATGCTTTTTTTCTACCACCTGCATCAAGTTTTTCTAGAACTCCTGGATCTGCACGAGTTGTACGTGGATCTACTCCGGGCAGCATTCGTAGATTAGATTTTAGAACAAATACTACATCGTTCGTGTCATCCGCACCTAATGGGCCCAGAAGATCGAGCAACAACAGAGGATATTCACAGGGATCCTTTATTGGTGGATTATCGATTATTAATGAATATTATCAGTTATCAAATGGATGGACCGCATTTAGTTTGGAAACTGGAACAACTTCCTTTCTATTTTCACCAACTACTATATATAATTTTTCTATGGCTACTTTGAATAAGGAGGAAAATCCTGTTCCCGCTCCTTTAGAAACCAAGGGATATTTTTATAGTGGAGAAAAAGCAGATTCATCTCCATCTGGATTTTCTTCTTCATCATTGATACATAGGTTAACATTTTCAACTGAGGTTATTTCTACTACTAATAATACATCAACTATGATTGGTGCGAATTCAGTGTCTACAAGTGATTTTTCTTTTATCGGTGGTGGTGTTAGGCAAGATCTTTCTGGCGGAATATATAGTGGAAACACACCTAAAATACAACGGTTTAGGCATGATGTGGAAGTTGTAAACACTTTGAACGCTGAAGTTACTCAGGCTTATGACGATAGTGTAAAAGCATGTGTAAAAAATTCTAATTATGGATTTTGGATTGGTGGAGTAATTTTTGGATCAAAATTTAGTATTATAAATCGTTTGGACTTCGCATCATTTACTTCAAGTCAATCTATTAGTAAAATGGCGATTGAACGGGGTAACATAGATGGAATAAATTCCGGTAGTGATAATAATTATGCATACATTGGAGGTGGATCAAGTCCCTCTAATACAATAAAAGATTCTAGAATTGAAAGAATTGATTTGTCTACAGAATCAGTGACTGTTCTTAGCTCAACTACTCTATTGGGAAGATCCTCAATGAATGCGATAGAAGATAAATTTTATGGATATTTTTTTGGTGGTGATTTAAGATCTTTAGATCGGTTTCAATTTTCTACAGAAACAAACCAAAGTTTTCCAAACATATTTTCGCAAAACATACATAGAAATGGTTCAATTGGTGATAAAACTAATTATGCATATATTAATTCTGGAGCTCCATCTTCAGTGATCCATCGTCTCAATTTTTCAAATACAACTGTTTCTATCCCAGGTTATAATCTTCCAACACCAATAAGAAAAAATACCGCGTTTACAAATAAATTTTAGTGATTTTTTTTTTGATAGAGTATGAAAACATTTTATTTTCTTTCTGGACTTCCCAGATCTGGATCCACATTATTGACTTCCATTTTGAATCAAAATCCAAATATCCATGCGAGTGCAAACTCCCCTTTATTAGACGTAATTCATTATACTGAAGAGTATTTGCTTTATAAATCTGAACAATATATCGCAAATCCAAAACCAAAATCGGCACATAAAGTTTTATCTTCTATTGCGGATAATTATTATTTTGATGTTGAAAAGGAAATAATCATAGACAAGTCTAGAGGTTGGATTAATCAATTAGAACATATTACAGACTATATTACAAAGACACCTAAAATTATCTGCCCAGTTCGAGACATTCAAGACATATTAGTTTCATTTCTTTCATTAATAGAAAAAAATCAAAAAAATAATTTTGTAGATGAATGGATAAGAAAAAATAATTTAGAAGTTAATATCAATAATCGATGCGACTACCTGATGAGTTCTTATGGAATTGTTGGACTGTCATATCACGCTTTACTTGAGGGATATCGTAAAGGGTGGGGGAAACATGTTTTATTAGTTGAATATGAAAATTTAGTCAAAGATCCACAAAATGAAATGAATCGTATTTATGATTTTTTAGATGTAAAAAGATATTTTCATGATTTTAATCATATAATTAATACTGTTGAAGAAAAGGATTTAGTTTATGGGTTTAGTGATATGCATAAAGTTAGACCAAAAGTAGAAAAAATTTTTAGAGATAAAAACATTTATTTGAATGAATATGTTATGAACAAATATAATAATCTAGAATTTTGGAGAAAAAAGTATTCCATCTTTGGAGTTTAAAATGAAATCTGGTGCAACAGAAAGTTCCTTTTATTATTTAAATCAGTATTATCGTTTTCCTGAAAATGTCATAGTAAAAAGAACATTGAGTGAATTAATTAACTCTACAAAGCAATATAAGATTATTTGGGCCCATGATAATTGTGACCAAATGGTTCATTTTGATCTTCCAAATTACATTGATCAAGTTGATTTAATTGTGTGTGTTTCTAACTGGGAACGAGACCAATATATTAAGTACAATAGAGCACCTTCAAATAAATTGGTTGTGATTCCGAATGGTGTTGATAAAATGTTTAGACTCTCTAATGATCCAAAGTCTAAAACATGTATATTTTTTTCAGCACCACATAAAGGAATTGAACCATTAGTTCCAATATGGAGAGAAGTAATTAAATACCATCCTGATGCTAAATTAAAAATATTTTCATCAATGTGTTTGTATGATGAAAAACTGGGAAATTTTGAAAATGAAAAAGTAGTATCAATGGATGGATTAAAGACTTCTCCATTTATTTCTACTTATAAAACCCTTCAAGATTTGCCGGGAGTTGAATATTCTCCCTGTGTTGACCGTGAAGAACTATTACGTCATATTCAAGACGCGGCATTTTTTATACACCCAAATGTTTGGGAAGAAACATTTTGTGTATCACTTGCTGAGGCTATGTGTTGTGGATGCTTTCCGATTACATCTAATATAGGTGCCTTGATTGAAACTTCAAATGGAATGGGAAAATATGTTAAAATGAGTGGGAAAACCACATCTAGTGGTTGGATTCCTGATAATCATTTTTATCATTTATTCTCGCAGGAAATAATACGATGTTTGTATTATTTTGATGTAACGAGAGACAAATACGAATTTGCTTCGAAGGCAATTTCTGATTTTGCAGTGTCAAAATATGATTGGGAAAAATTATCAAAAGAGTGGGAAAAAATAGTTAATCATATGGTCATAAATAAAACAAACTGATATGTAGCAATTTTTATGTCTAAAGAATATGAACAAATAGCAATTGCTAAAGCCGATGAGGTTTTAGACGATAGCAATGAATTTATGATGAAAGTTTATAATGCATGTAATAGATGGAATGAGAGTGAAGTTGAACTAGCACAGGGAAGAACAAATTTTCAAATTGAAAAATTTATTATTCATGATAATTTTACAATTCCAACTGCTTTTAAGGCAGCTTTAATTAACAGAAAAAGTGTTGCTGAAGGATTACTATCCTCTGTTATGGATGCAAAGAGAGCTGCTAGAGAATTTTACTATAAATGGGAAGGAAAAGATAAAACCCAACCGTTGTGGTGGGGAAGTGGAGGAAATCAAGTTTTATGTTGGTATGATCTAGATGAATTTAACTTTCATAGAATGATCAACAACCTTAATCAAGGATTTAAATCTATTGTAGATGAATTAGAATTTTTTGATAAAATAATCGAAAGATTGATAGAATTAAATGGTGGAAAATTGATTACGAAAGAACAGTTTGAACAGGATCAACCAATTTATTGGGAACGTAGACTTTCTAATCAGTCTTTAGATGATTTATTGCAAGCAAAAACTGGTGTTAATGCTGGAAACATTCGTTCAATGAGAAGAGCTAGTGCTCCTACTGTTCTTGAGGATGATTTAAACAGAACAAAGGGAAGTTTCGGAAATCCCGAAAATCCCATGGAATTTCTGAATGCTCTTCAAGATCATGTTGCTAAAGGAATTGAAGAAATTACCGGTCTAACAAATTTACTAGAGAATTCTGAACAAATTAAGCAAATTTCATCTCAAAAAGTTGATGATAGTGAACAGTTTAAATCATTATTTAACGATGAGTTAAAAGTAAACTAATAAAGTAAATGGCATCAACTAGAACTATTGTTTTTGGTTTAAGAGACATTTATGATTTTAAAGTAAAGGATACATATTTTATAGCGTCGGCTCCGGGTAGGGCAGGCAGATCCGCTTTTAGTTCTGGATTTTATGCTGGTGGGTCTGGATTTTATCCATATCTAGCACCAGCAGGTTCTGGGGCAGCAAATCCGAGCGGAAATGCTCTCCTAACAAGTCAAGAAGTTAGAAAAATAGATTTTAATACATATACTTTATCAACACCTACTAATAAACTTACTAGTGCTAGAAATGATTCTGCTGGAATAGTAGGACTTCCAGTTGGAAAGGGATTTTTTGGAGGGGGATATAGATACCCTGCTAATTTTGCAATATCAACAATAGAATCAGTAGATTTATCAACAGAGTCAACCGCAGTTGAGTCAACTTTAAGAGTTGGAAGATTGGGAGCTGGTGGTGCTACAGTTGATTCTTATGGTTATTTTGGTGGAGGATATTCAGCAAACCCATTTACCTTTCAATTTAATAGTTACACAAGCAGTTTTGAAAGATTCAGTTTTACAACAAATACATCACAGTTATTTTCTTCATTTCTTTCGTCAAAACGAGATGGTGTAAGAGGATTTCAAACATCCATATACGGATATTTTTCTGGTGGTCAAATGACTATTTCCGATGGAAGATTGAGTTGTTCGATTGACAGACTAGAATTTTTTAATGATGTTGTAACTTTGTTACCCCAACAAATACCAACTCGAAGAGCGTACCATGGAGTTACATCAAATGAGGATAATGGATTTTTAATTGGTGGTGGTGGAGGATCCCCGGGTGTTCCAGGAGGACCTTTGAATTTAAGAACATCTAGAGTAGAAAGATTTGATTTTTCAAATGAAACTCTAAGTTTTGCTCTAAATCTTAGATCAAATAAAGAATTACTTTCGTCCGTAGGTGACTCATCATATGCCTTTGCAATTGGTGGAGCTACTAATTGGGTTCAACGAACAATTCCTCTTGGTGCATATTATGAATTTGAAACTACTTCTCATATTGATAGATTTGATTATAATACATTCACTTTAGATACAGCATTTCCAAACGCACCAGAAACACTCCAATCTCATGGATCTTTTTCTGCATCTTCTCCAAGTTCTTCACCGAGATCTGCATTTGGTGAAAGTATTCTCACAAATAATTCTTATTGGATAAATGATTTCACATCAAGTTATATTGGAGGAGGAATTTCATCACCAACACCATCATCCAAAGGATCCTCTTTAAGTAGATTGGATTTTGAATCAGAATTAATAGTTGATTTTTCCTCTTCCCATGCAAAATTAACTTTACAAAAATCGGACTTAATTGGAGTTTCTAATTCAAGATTCACCTATTTTGCTGGCGGATCTAAAGAATCTACTAACATTTATGGATCTGGTTTTCTTAAGACATCGAATTTAGACCGAATAGACTCTACAACAGCCACGGTTACTGCAGGATTAGATTTGATAGAATCTAGAGATAAATTAGCATCAGCATCAAGTTCTACTTATGGATATTTTGTTGGTGGTGATAGTGGAACATTAAAAAGTAATGTAATTCGTTTAGATTTTTCTACAGAACTCAGTGCATTATTACCTGATTCTAGATTTGCTCTTCCAAGTTCATCATATGTTTTTAACTACTCATTGTCTCCAGTTTATAGCACGGATTATGCATATTTTACTGGAGGAAGAGATAGATCCAGAACTAGAACAAGCACAATAACAAGATTAACTTTTAGTGATAATACATTTTCTATTTTATCAAGCACATTATCCGAAGCGCGAGATAACTCTTTAAGTACAATGAATTCTTATTATGGATATATTTCTGGTGGTGAGGACAGCAGTGGAACTATCATAAACACAATTAATAGAATTGATTTTACAACGTCCACCGTTTCAACAAGTCCATTCGGATTGCAAACTGCAAGAACTCGTGGATGTGCGTCATCATCTCAAAATTATGGTTATTTTATGATGGGAAATACGCCAGGTGGAGATTCTAGCAATATTGAAAGACTTGACTATTCTTCAGAAACAATTTCTTCTCCCGTTAACAATTTTTCTAGATCTCAAAAATCATCTCTTTCTGCTGAAAGGGGTGAAGTAAAATCAAAATCTCTTGGTTCTCCATCAAGAGCATTTATTGGAGGGGGAGATACTCCATTGGGTAAAACTTCAACAATCAATATTTTCTCGTTTAGCACTGAAAATATTACCCAAAATTCCGGATCATTGGGTTCTGGAGAAAAAAGTTATCAGGCGGTTATCGGAAGTAATTCTGCAGGATATTTTCTTGGTGGAATTGATTCTAGCATTGCAGTCACATGTTCTATTGATCGTTTTGATTTTACTACTGGATCTGGAAATTCGATTGCATCTACTTTACCAACAGCGATGAGTAGAATGACATCAACTTCTCGTGGTGAATATGGATATATTGTTGGTGGACAAACTCCACCTAGTTCTAGATTAAGTACTATTTCTAGAATGGATTTTTCAACAGAAATTATTACTGGTAGGACCACTTTATCTACTGCTAAAGCAAGATTATCAGCAATAACTAATGAAAATTACGGATATTTTGGTGGCGGGTATACAGCACCTGGTTCTGGAACATCGGTAAATACGATTGAACGTTTGGATTATAGTACGGAAACAAGAACTAACCCAGGTTCTAATTTATCTCAATCTAGACATTCAATGTTTGCTATAGCCAGTAACCGATATGGATATTTTGCTGGTGGAATTAACAATTCACTACCAAATCCATATGATACATCAACCACCAATAGAATTGAATTTTTAACTGAAACTATAACTACCTCTCCGTTTGGACCCCAATCTCTTCCAACCTACAATTGGGCAAATAGATTGGCTGATGGAACCTCACTTTCTACTTTTCAGTCCGGCTATTTAATCAGTGGTTCTTCTGGTAGTGCATATCCGACTGTGGCCAACACTTCTACTTCAGTAAGAATTAATTTTGCAACAGAAACTGGAACTAATTATTTTACATTTATTAATGCTTCTGCAACATCTGGAATAGAGAATTTACAAAGAAGTTAATTTAAGGTATAATTTATACATTAGAAAATAAATTCGATGAAGGGAATACTTTCAAATATTTTAATTCAGCCAAATGTCATAACGAAAAAAAATTGTGATTATCTTATAGATTATATTGATAAATCTTCAAAAGAACCAGCTGGAGTTTTTGACCCTGAAAAAAATTCATCAGGAATTCCACATGAAAACTCATCAAGAGTAGATTCTAACGTGAGGAATGTGTATTGTGCGGATCCAAGTCCAATTATTGATGAGTTGAAAGATTTATTTCAAAATATCGTGAATCATGTTATAAATCCTTTTTATGATTTTGAAGTGCGAGACTCTGAGTTACCACAACTTTTACATTACACTAAAGGTGGTCATTATGTAGCACACATTGATGCAGAGGCACCATGGAAGTCTCCAACTGGCGAAGTTATTTGGAAGAAATGTATGGATAGAGATTTATCCGCTGTTTTATTTTTAAATAATGAATACAAGGGTGGTGATTTATCATTTCCCGACCTAAAAATTAAAATTCAACCAGAACCAGGACTTCTTGTTTGTTTTCCTTCATCCGCGTGGTATAAACATGGCGTTGAACCGGTTATTTCTGGAAATAGATACACAATTGTTACTTGGATGAGAGTGAAAGGATTTCTTACTCAAGAAGAACAAGAGAAAGAACTTATGAGTAAATATTCAATAAATAAAAAAAATACTTAGACTATAATGTCTCAACTTTTAAAGCACTATTTGTTGGATAGAGACAATCCAGAAATATTTGCATTGAGCTCATCACATTATGAAAGATCTAAATTTGGAACAATTATTCCAAATATTGAAGGACTTAGTGTTATTCATCAATTTGTTCAAGATGATGGAGTTAAGTATTGTCTTTCAACTTGTCCAGATAATGTTGAAATAGAGGAAAATGATGGTATAAAAATTATATCTCAAGAAGAATGGGATTCTGAAATTTTATTTCACGATAAAAAGCAAGAAGCAAAGCGATGGGAAATAGTTAAAAAATATAGAGATCGTTTACTATCAGAAACTGACTGGATTGTTATTAAGTCTCAAGAGTCTGGAAAACTTCTTTCTGAAGAATTTATAAATTGGAGGCAGTCACTTAGAAACATCACGGATTCTGATTCTTTTCCAAGAGAACTTCCAGTTCCACCAAATGCATTAAACATTTCGATTGATCAATATGAAGATGAGTGGGCTGCTGAATGTAAACAGTTTTTTATGATTAATGATGTAATACCTAATGGTAAAACAGATCCAGAGTGGTGGATAATGAAAGGAAAAATACCACCTGATGAGGCTAAAGAGTATTTTAAAAGTATTTTTCCAAATAAAGTTTTTCCATGGAGTGAGGAATAGAATTTTTTAAAAGATCATAGCACCTTTTATTTTGATCAAATGCATACTCTGCATATTGCCCGTTTTTTCTTACAAAATGAAGAAATAATTGCATAAATTTATCATTGCTGTGTGTTTTTAAAGGACTTCTCCAGTGAGGGACTTCTGTTCCCAAATATGCAACACCATCTCCCATAGGAGTTACACATTCAACTCGTTTTCCAGTAAAATCTTTTAGTTTTATTGGCCATTGAGCATCTCCACAAATATTCATCGTCACTGATATTTCGCACGATGGTCTATCAGTATGACAGGTCATTATTCCATTGTTATGGTATATTGTTGAAAACCAATATGTTGGTAAAAGTTCTTCCCCAACTAATTTTTCTAAAGTAGGTTTAATCTTCCACATAATGTATGAACATGGTGGTGGTGCATAAATGGTTATGACTTTTCCCCTATCTTTATCCCAGTGTCCTTCTAATGACCCAACTTCCTTTAGGACGCCACAAAGATTTTCATACTTTATTTGTATTGCCTCTTTTCTAGTAATTATATTTGGAAGATAAGACCAACCTCTTTTCAGTAAATCACTCATCATTTATATCTGCGCTACATTTATCTAGACACTTTTTTTTCTGGCACACTTGACACCTGATCCAAGACCCTCTATAATATGGGGGTAATCAACGGAACACCAAATGAGCACCGCACAAGAGACCGTACAGGGCATTGTGATTGATGTATGCACTCGCTCTTTCTTGCTTCTGAGTGACCAGGGCAGTGAGCGGTTGGTTGAGTGTGAAACTGTTCAGGAATTCATGAATGTCCTGGATGTAGTCACGAGTCAACTTCAACCTGAACAGATTGAATATGCTGATCTTGCAGTTTATGGTGAGTAATGCTATAATATAAATATCCTCAAATCACAATTATGGAAATCTACACAGTGAAAGAGTGGGAAGAACGTTTTGATGAACTCTTGGGAAGAGTAGAAAACGGAGAGCACATTGGTATTATTGGAGAAGATGGTAAGGCAGCAGTTATGATACCTGCAGATGATGAACTTATACGAATACACACTGAGTTAAACAACGAAGCTCAGTAAGTTCATCTTGGGAGTATAGCTTAATGGTTAGAGCGGGCTCCTTATAAGGGCTTAGTCTGGGTTCAACTCCCAGTATTCCCATCGTGCTGGTTTAGCTATCTGGTGAAAGCACCCGACTCATAATCGGACACAGGTGGGATCGTTCCCCACAACCAGCACTACAATTTGCGAGTATGGTGGAATCGGTAGACACACCAGACTTAAAATCTGTTGGGCATTACGCTCGTGGGAGTTCAAGTCTCCCTACTCGCATAAAAATAAATATAAGATACGGGAGTAAACCCTATGTCTTATAGAATAGACACTGCATACTGCTGGTATAACAATTGCAGTATGATAGTAAAGATGTATTTTATTAATCATGTTCCATTTACTTTTGATGAAATGCCTGATGGGCACTTGGAAGACGATGATCTCAAAAGATTAGCAGATAAAGAAAGATCATTTGAACCAGATGACTTATACAGAAGTTCTTTCTATCTTATAGATGAAGAAGCACACCCTTGTGTGTTCCCAATAGAACTAGAAAATCCAGAAGATATGCCCGATGAAATGGAATATTATCCTGATGAGGAAGATTTGACTTCATAAATAAAGGATAGAAGAAAGTAATTGGTGCGGAAAATTGCCATTAAATAAATTAGACAATTTTATTAAAAACACAGAAGGTCGTATTCTATATGTTAATCCAAATGACCTTGATGCAACAGATGCAATTACTAATCAAGGTAATTCATTAGGACAACCATTTAAAACGATTCAAAGAGCACTACTTGAGTCGGCAAGATTTTCATATGTTAGGGGAAATGATAACGATATTACAGAGAAGACAACTATTCTTCTCTTTCCAGGTGAACATGTAATTGATAATAGACCTGGATTTGCGATTAAAAATGTTGGTGGAACTGCAAAGGCAGTGTCTCCATCTGGATCAGAGACAGTTGCATCTGATACTCTTTCATTAGGACTAGATTCAAATTTTGATTTAACGCAAGCAGATAATATTTTATACAAATTTAACAGTATCAATGGTGGTGTTATTGTTCCTCGTGGTACTTCGATTGTAGGTCTTGACCTTAGAAAAAGCAAAATTAGACCAAAATATGTTCCAAATCCAACTGATTATGAAGTAGATCCATCTGCTATTTTCAGAATCACAGGTGCTTGTTATTTTTGGCAGTTTTGTATTTTTGACGGAAATGAAACAGGACTAGTTTATACAGACCCTACAGATTTCTCTTCTTTAAATCAATCCATCCCAACGTTTTCTCACCACAAACTGACTTGTTTTGAGTACGCTGATGGTGTAACTATTCCGACAGGATATACCATCACCGACCTCGACATGTATTATGCGAAAGTTGGTAATGCCTTTAATGCTGCAACAGGTAGAGATATTGATCAAAAATATCCAAGTCAACCTGATGGATTTGCTAAAAAGCGTCCAGAGTGGGAAATCGTTGGGGCTTTTGCATCTGACCCAATTACGGTTTCCTCTATCATTTCTGGAGACGGTCTTACACCATCAACAATAATTACCGTCACAACTGCCACTGAACATGGATTAACCGCCGGAACACCAATTAAAATCAATGGTTTGTCTGTTACAGACTATAATATATCTTCTAAAGTTCAGTCAGTTCTAAGTAACACACAATTTACTTATTTACTCCCATTAATAAGAAATAATCTTCCAGCATCTCCAAGCGCAAGTGGAGGAACAATAACGATTGAAACTGATACTGTTTCGGGTGCTTCCCCATACATTTTTAATATTTCCCTACGTTCTGTATGGGGTATGAATGGAATGCACGCTGATGGTAGCAAAGCATCAGGTTTCCGTTCAATGGTTGTTGCTCAGTTTACGGGGGTTTCTTTACAAAAAGATGATCGTGCATTTGTAAAGTACGGTCAATCTTCTAGACAGTATGCTGGAATTAATGTAACTAAAGTCACTGGCGCATCACTTAGTTCTGGATCTTCCTCAACCAATCCACTTCAAGTTTATCATTTAGATTCGTCTGCAATTTACAGGAATGGGTGGGAATCGGTACATATTAAAGGATCAAATGATGCGTTTATTCAAATTGTTTCCGTCTTTGCAATTGGATATACAAATCATTTTAGATTTGAAAGTGGTGGTGACGGATCAATCACAAACTCAAACTCCAACTTTGGGCAAAATTCATTAACTGCTGTTGGATTTAAAAAAGATGCTTTTGAAAAAGACAATACTGCGTATGTAACATCCATTATTTCACCTAGAGCAATCACTGAAGAAGAAGAAAATATTGATTGGATTGCAATTGATGTTGGATTAACAACTTCAGTTGGTAACTCAAATCACCTCTATTTGTATGGATTTAATAGGGAAGATGATGTTCCTCCTAATCTAATCCAAGGATTTAGAATTGGTGCAAGAGAAAATGATAAACTTTATTTGACCGTTGGAAGTGGAACTAGCACAGCAAATATTTTCATGTGCGATACTTTTAATGGAACTGCATCAACAGGAACAAATAGTTCTAAAAAAACATATACAGTTTCATCGGGTCCAACAAATAATATCTTTACATTATCGTCTACACACGGACTTACAACAGGCGAGAGTGTAAAAATTATTAGTTCTGATGGAGATTATCCAGAAAATATTAATGAAAACTTACTTTACTATGTAATTGCTAGTGACACTGACGGTTCTTTAACCAGTAGTCAGATTAGATTATCCTCTTCTGAAAGCAATGCTTTAATATCTGAAGGTATAACCGTTCATGGTGGTACAAATCTTAAGATTGTAAGTAGAGTATCGGATAAGAATTCTGGTGATATTGGATCTCCAATTCAATTTGATACAACAAATAAAAACTGGTTTATTAGAGTTAATTCGAATAATGAAATTTATAATGCATTGTTGAGTAATGGTGTATCTGGACTGGGAGATAGATCTGAGGTTACTATTATAAAAAGAATAAATGATGTAAGAAGTTTAGATGATAAGATTTATAAAGTAAGAGTAGTTGTATCAAAACATGCAGAAAATTCTAAAAATCCAACAGAAGGATTCATACTGCAAGAGTCTAGTTCTACTAGTTTAAGAAGTAATCAAGACTTTTCACTTTCTGGAATTGGGGCTACAGACTATAATTACAATAGAAATCCCAGATTCATCAGCACTTGTTCCGTATCCTCCAACACAATTACTGTTATTTCGGAACTTCCTCATAACTTAAATGTTAATGATCAGATTATTGTAGAAAATGTAACTAGCACCACAAATACTTCAGGAACTGATAATCTTGGATATAATGGAGAATTTGTAGTAACATCTGTTAATGATTCTTTAGAGTTTGAGTATTCAACAACAGATACGAAAGGAATTTTACATGTCCCTGGTGGATTTACAAATAATACCAGCTCCAGAACAATTTCACTTCCAAGATTTACAAGAAAGGATCTAACAACTAATTATTCAATTTATAGAAATGAAGTAATATCCGAATATATCGAAGGTGTTCAGGATGGAATATATCATCTTTACCTTGTAAATGCTGATAATACAGTACCAATTGAATTTACGACAACAAAATTATTCCAAAACATTGCTAATCTGTACCCTCAACTAGATAGAGATAATGTTGATGAAAATCCACCATCAGCAGTTTCTTTTGCTAAGAGAAACCCAATAGGTGATGTAAGCACTAATGACCTGAAGAATTCATTAACTAGAGAAACTGTAGATAAGTTCCTTAAAGATTTTGGAAAAGGACTAGATATTAGTTCAGTAACACAAACTTCGTCAACTTTAGCAACGATAACCTTTAATAAAGAACATGGATTATCTGGTATTGTAACTTATAGCACTCTTACCGGTGGGTCTGGACACACCGATGGAACTTTCTATAACGTAAAACTATACAATAATGCAGGATTGAGTGCTTGGGACGGTGCAACAGCAAAAGTAGTTGTATCTGGTGGTGCAGTAACACAAGTTGATATTCAATCTCCAGGATCTGGATATGTAAGTGGCGAAACTTTATACATTGATACTTCAAAAATTGGTGGATCGGCAAATGCCACCATTAACTTAGTAACATCTGGTATCTCAACTAATATTGGAGATGTTGTTCAGTTTACTGGAGCAGGAACAACCTCTGATACTTATCATCGTATTGTTTCTATCCCATCAGCAAATTCTATAGGAGTAGCAAAAACTACTGGAGATAGTCTTATTACGGCGGATCAATATGGAATTGTGCTTGGACCTTCGATTATTGTTTCTTCCAATACATATGATTCTACAACAGGAATTACAACATTCACTTGTTCTAATCCACATGGACTATCTGCCGGAAACCAAGTTAGAATTCTAGATACAAATAATAACAATCTAGGGGACTTTATTGTTAATTCTAAAGTTGGTGCAACTGATTTTACAGTTGTCACAAATGCTTCTATTTCTCCAAAATACATTTTAAAACATGGTTTGTCTGCGAATGATGCTAGTACAGATTCTAGATCTGAAAATACGGGAGTTCGAGATATTTTCTTCTATGGAAATGAAATTTTAATTGCAAATTCATTTACAACTGATACTACAATTAGTGTAAGTAGCCCAGTGTCTGGAATTTCTACCACTAAGAGATTCCAATTGGGATCATACATCCAAATTGATAATGAAATCATGAGAGTTGCGAGCAACAGTCTCACTGGTTCTGGAAATAATGAAATCACTGTGATTCGTGGAGTTCTCGGAACAAAGAAAAGTACACATAGTAATGGATCTCTAATCAGAAAAATTAATCCCATTCCCGTTGAATTTAGAAGACCAACAATTGTTCGTGCTTCTGGACATACATTTGAATATGTTGGGTATGGTCCAGGAAACTATTCAACCGCTTTACCACAAATTCAAGTTAGAACTTTAACAGAAAGAGAAGAATTCCTATCTCAAGCACAAGAATCTTCTGGGGGATCTGTTGTTTATACGGGAATGAATAATAATGGTGATTTTTACATTGGAAATAAGAGAGTTAGTTCTACAACAGGTGAAGAAAGAGTATTTGATGCTCCAATTCCAACAGTAACTGGTGAAGATCCATCTAGACTTAGTGTTGTCTTTGATGAGGTAACTGTTAAAGAGAGGTTGTTGGTTGAAGGTGGCAATTCTGGAACCGTCCTATCTCAATTTGATGGTCCAGTTACATTCAATAATGAACTTAGATTTAATGCACCAGCTAAAATTTCCTCAACATTACGTGTATCTAATACAACAGAATCAACATCTTCACTTAATGGTTCAGGAACGTTTCTTGGTGGAATTGGAGTTAAGAAAAATCTAAACGTTGGTGGAGACTTTACGGTTACGGGTGTATCAACATTTACTGATGTTGTATATGGTAACGCAGGAGCGGATTTTAAGAACATTCGAATTGGAATCGCAAATAATCAAACAATTGATACAGTTTCTGGCAATTTGGTTCTTGATGCTGCTACAAATATTGTTGAAATTAATTCAACCACAAATATTACTGGAACTGTCAATGTTACTGGTAGTACTAATATTACTGGTAGTACTAATATTACTGGAAACACTGTAATTACAGGTATCTTAAGTGTTACTGATGATATTACTGCATTCTATACTTCCGACCGAAGATTGAAGGATAATATTGTTTCAATTGATGATCCTATTTCTAAAGTTCTTTCTATCGGCGGATACAATTATACTTGGAATGAAGAATCCGGCAAAGATGGTAATGATGTTGGCGTTATCGCTCAAGAAATCTTAGAAGTTCTTCCTGAAGCAGTTACTCTCAGAGATAATGGTTATTATGCAGTTGATTATCAAAAGATCGTACCTCTGTTAATTGAGTCAATTAAAGGACTTGTTGATGAAGTTTCTGTTCTTTCTCATAGGGTTCAAGATCTTGAGCAAAAACTATCAGATAAATAACTAAAAACCATATAAGATGGCAAATTTTAGAAAGTCTTTTAATTTTAAAAGTGGTGTTCAGGTTGATAATGAGAATTTTGTTGTAACTCCTACAGGATTAGTTGGAATTGGAACGACAATTCCAACTGAGATACTAGAAGTTGATGGTAATGTAAAAATTAATGGAATATTGACGGCAACGAGTTTTTTATCTAGTGGAATATCAACCTTTAATAATAATCTTAATGTAGGTTCTGGAGTAACGATATATTCTTCTACTGGAATTGTTAGTGCGACTGCTTTTTATGGAGATGGGGCAACTCTATCAAACTTACCGACATCTCAATGGGTAGATGTTAATATAGGTCTAGGATTCACTTCAATTTATGCGGTAGGAAACGTTGGTATAGCAACAACAAGTCCACTGTTCTCTTTACAGGTTGGTTCATCACCAACTGCAGGTTATAATGGTGTTGGAATCAATTCCAATGGAAACATTTATTCATCTGGTATTATTACAGCCACATCTTTTGTGGGATCTGGTGCATCCTTAACATCGTTAAACGCATCAAATCTTTCTTCTGGAACTGTATCGTTGGATAGAATTCCAACGCTAACTAATGCGAAACTTCCAACGTTCTCAACTTTTACTGGTCTCAATGTAACTGGTGTTATAACAGCATCTTCTTTAGTTGGAACCGTTGTTGGTATTGCAACATCTGCTAGAGAATTATATGGTACGCCAAATATTAATGTTGGTGTTGTAACGGCAACTTCAGTTATTTCTGATAGAGTAAATTCTGGTTTTACAACATCTGGAATTTCAACTACTTACACAACTTTGCATGTTGGTCCGAACGGAACATCATTCTCGGCACTTAATACCGGTAAAATTGGTATAGGAACTGCTGTACCAACATCAGAATTACAAATCAGAAAATCATCTGGATCTTTATTAGAAGTTATTTCTGATACTGGTGAATCTAGAATTAGTATTGGTCAATCGGTTGGTGTTGGAAATAGTTCTGCTACATTAAGATTTGGAAATAGCACTAGTGGTTTAGATATCATTAATAATGATATTGGAAATATTAGCATGTACTTGCATGATGGAACTGGAAGTGCTGCAGGAGTAGGTACTGGTAGATTTGATTGGATATATGGACAGACAAACGCTGAGTTAATGTCCCTAACTTATGATGGAAAACTAGGACTAGGAATAACCAATCCATCTAACACTTTACACGTTGTTGGAACATCTACCGTAACTGGAAATGCATTTTTTGGTGGAAATCTGACAGTCGCTGGAGCAATAACGGGTTCTATAACTTTAGAAGACCCTATTTCCAGTAACACAAACGTAAATAGTGGAATATCTACATTTGCAACTATAAATGTATTAAGTCTTGGAATAGGTACAAACTCACCAGTTACAAATTTCGATGCTCAAAGTGCAACTGGTGTATTTGCAAACATTGGTATTGGAACAACCGTAGTTGGGAGTTCAAAACTTAAAGTTGCTGCTGGGCTTGCTGAATTTGTATCAGTTGGTGTGGGAACAACGTCTCTTTATAATGACCCAAATGGAGGAAATGCTGGAAATGTACAAATACATAACACAACTCTATCAATACATAGTGGTTCTTTGGTAGTTAATGATTCCCCGATTTCTTCTATAGGATTTGGAACATTCACTCCAAGAAGTGTAGCTGACTTTGGAATAGTTGGATCTGCAGCAAGTACAGGATTTATGATCTTACCAACCCTCACTACAACACAAAGAGGCAATCTTGCCTATGAGATTGAAGGAGCAATAATTTTTAATACCACTACCAAGAAATTCCAAGGTTATACCGGAATCGCTTGGACTGATTTACACTAAAGGGGTATAGGCAATGACTGCAACAGTATCAAAAGCAGGTCCTTATTATTCTTCTGGTGAAATTAAGTTCAGTAGTTTAAGAAGCAATTTTCGTACTCAAGTCAGAAAAACTACCTCTGGTGGAAGTGAAACATTTAACACAGATAATAGTACTATCAGGGCATTAGAACTTTTAAGAGACACTGACATCACAGAGCAAAATCCTATAGTTCCTGACTGCACAGAAAATAGAACTTCTGGACCATCAAATAGTGGAATTGCTGCTACACAATCCAATTGGAAAGTTTCCCAATTTAGAAACTCAATTAAGTATTATTATATCACACAATCAAGCACCAACGAGAACTTTGATATTGGCGCACAAGCTTGGAACACAAATTTAGCAAGAAATATCAATAAAATTATGTTCATTGATGGAACCTGTGGATCAAATCTTCCTTCTTCACCAGCAGCAACACTTGATGCAACAGCACATAATTTAACATTGGATGTTTATGGATATATTTACGGTGGTGCTGGAAGAGGAGGTGGATCCGCAGGAGCACCAGCAATTTCTGGAGAAAATGGTGGAACTGCACTTACCATGTCATCCTCTGGTGGTAATAATGTAAGAATTTTAGTTAGAAGTGGATCTAGAATTTATGGTGGTGGTGGCGGTGGAGAAAAGGGATTACAAGGTGCAAATGGTAGTAGAGGAACTTGTTATAATTGGAGTTATTATGGTGTTGGTAGTGGATGTGAATGGTGTGGAAGTTGTGGAGACGGGGAAAGAATAGGTGGTTGTGAGGGAGTTACGGGGTGCGATTGCTTTATTTGGTGTAGAAGAACACAGTTAGCAAATGCTCAGTGTAGAAGACAAAATCGTAGTGATAGGGATGGTGGAACAGGTGGAGCGGGTGGTAATGGTGGTCTAGGACAAGGATATAGTAATCAGTCTGGAGGTTCTGAAGGTGCTGGAGGTGCTGGAGGCAGTGGGGGCAATTGCGATGGTTTTGATGGGACTGTAAATAGACCTGGAGATGGAAATACTGGAGAAACTGGTGGTACTGGTGGTTCCTGGGCATCTTCTGGTGTAAATACAACCAACACTGGAAATGGTGGATCTGGTGGAGCAGCAGTAACTGGATCAAATTATGAAATTAGTGGAGTTATCAATGCCTCAACAATTAAAGGATCTTACTTGCAGTAATAAATAATTTTAACTGAAATGCATCAAATGTCTGAAGAAAAAGAGTATCCTTCTCTTCCCGAACAGGGAAAAAATATGGCAAAATTTGTGTGGGATTTGTTTCAGCACACAATGCAAAATCACGAATCTTTATTTGTTTCTGATGAAATAGCAGAAGAAAGAATAAAAATATGCCAAAAATGTGAATGGTATGATGCCGTCCAAAACAGATGTAAGGAATGTGGATGTCATCTAGGACCAAAAGTTAAGTTTGGATTAGAAAGTTGCCCAATTGGTTCTTGGAGCGCACATGATGATGAATGGATCAATGGAGGATTTGAAAAGGTTGTGGAAGAAATGAAAAAACGGGAAATTGATAGTTAATCTTGAGGATTTTGATATGTTCAAAGATGAAATGTTTTCTATTCCAATTTTCAGTACTCTATTAGAACAAGATAATGAATCAATATCATCATATTGCGAGTTGCAAAAAGAAAAATATCCGCAGGGGAATTTTATAAGTAATTCTGGTGGATGGCAGTCTTATCCGTTTCAAGACATACCAGAAGAATTAGCAGATTTATTTTCTTCAATTACAAACTTTTCTGAAAGAGTTTGCGAGTCTATGGGAATTTTTCCAGTTAAATTCGCTAATGGGTGGATCAATATTAATGGATATAAGGATTTTAATTGGACACATTCTCATGCAGATAGTGTTTTGAGTGGTGTGTATTATGTAAATACTCCAGAACACTGTGGAAATCTCATTTTTGAACATCCATCAATAAATTCAATGGAAATAAGTTTATCACCAGAAAAAATTGATTCTTTTAATAAATTTAATACAATTGGATGGATGAAACGTGCAGAATCTGGAGTTTTGTGCATTTTTCCTGGGTGGGTAAATCATAAAGTTGCACCAAACAGGAATGAAAATGAAGAAAGAATTTCTATTTCTTTTAATTTCGTTTAAGAAGTACTTGACAACTCATCAAAATCCATATAGACTACCTTTGTCTGGGTTGGAAATGAGAGTCTGAGATTCTATAGGACACTTTGAGAACCGTCCACTGAGTCGCACCAGGGGCGGTTTTCTGCTATAATAGTTTCATACGCGATGAGACCTGTGATTCAACTCCGACCTCACCAGCAGACTGCTTTGGATGCTCTTGTTGAGTATCTGAAGGGTCAAGTGGTCATCCCGACTGGCGGTGGTAAGACCAACGTTGCTATTTTTGATGCGATGCGTGAGTTTCTGAAAGAGACTCCGCAGACCATTGTTGTGGTTGCTCCTCGTATTCTGCTTGCGGAACAGTTGTCTGCTGAGTTCCTTGAGTTTATCACCAATGCTGCTGTACTTCATGTTCACAGCGGTGAGACTCATCACTTCAGCAGCACTCGTCCGAATGTGATTCGTGCCTGGTGTGAGCAAGCACAAGGTCACAAACTGATCTTCACTACCTACAACTCCCTGCAGCGCCTGCAGCAGGCAGACATTCACGTTGATACCATTTACTTTGATGAGGCACACAACAGCGTCCAGCGTAACTTTTTCCCTGCTACGGAGCACTTCGCTGCTAGTGCTGACCGCTGCTATTTCTTCACTGCTACTCCTAAGCATTCTCTCACTGTTTCCAAACCTGGGATGAATGATGTTGCAGTTTATGGTAATGTCATCTGTAATGTTCCTGCCCCTAAATTGGTAGAAGAAGGTTATATTCTTCCTCCTAAGGTTGTTGTGAAGCAACTGGATATGGTGCAGGACAAGCAAATGATTGCTGACCGTGACTCTCAGAACCTGCTGGATACTATCGATGAGAATGGTCTGGGTAAAATTTTGATTGCCGCTCGTTCTACAAAGCAGATCATCAAACTGTTGAGTGAGTCTGACTTCCGTGAACAACTTGCTGAGCGTGGGTACTCCTGCATGTATATTACTGCCAAGACTGGCGGTATTATTGATGGGCAGAAAGTCAACCGTGAGGTGTTCTTTGATACTCTCAACGCCTGGGGCAAGGATTCCTCTAAGAAGTTTGTGGTGCTTCATCACAGCATTCTTAGCGAAGGTATCAATGTTCAGGGTCTGGAGGCAGTGCTGTTCATGCGGAACATGGACTACATCGGTATCTCCCAGAGCATCGGGCGTGTGATCCGCCTAGGAGGCGCTGAGAAGACCTTTGGACTGGTTTGCGTGCCTGTCTACGATAAGGTGGGCATCAGCACCGCCAAGAGCGTTCAGGCGGTAGTAGACACCGTGTTCCGTCAGGGTCAACCTGCCATTTCAGTGGTCCGCCGCTGAAACTGGCACACTCTGCCCCCACACCATCCCAACTCTGATATAATACTAAAGTAATCAAAGGAAACCACAATGC